ATGCTTGTGCTATTGATTTCATCGTTATTCCTTTCTCAAATCTCGTTCGCTGCTAAAGCACGAATGCGTGTGTGGAAGCATCTATACCTGTCATGATTTATCTCCTTTCAAGAATCGAGGATCAGTACAACATGAATTTATGTACTCAATGAGAAGCTGCTTGGTAAATTTAGGTGAATGTGATGTAGGCAGGTTGATATAAGGCAGCGGATTGATTTTTCGGTGCATGAGATCACGAAGCGAGTGCTCTGCAATGCCCAAAAAGTACGCTGCTTGGCGTGTAGTCATTAAGTATGTGTCTGCGCGTGATTCTGCGCGCTCAAATACAGGTTCAGACATAACTATTCGCTCCACTTAATATACTAAGGTTTAGAGGTAAAAAAAGAGACAGGTACACCAAATATTTCAGATAACTTTTCAAGATAAATTTTCCTTGGGTGTGTTTTTCCTTTTTCCCAGTTAAAAAGCGTCACCTCGGTAACACGAATCATCTGCGCTAGTTCAACGCGCGTGAGATCGTGTTGTTTCCTAAGTTCGTATAAACGGTTCATAGGTTCTCCTTTCTATCTCTTAATATTTTAAGTCTTTAATATTTTAAGTCAATGATTTTCTTATAATATTTTTAGAAAGTTGTTAACTCATAAGGAGCAAAAAATGTATAGTGGCGAAAACATATATCGTGAAAGAGAAAAGCAAGGTATGTCCGCTGAAGCTTTGTCCCTTAAGGCTGGTTTATCTAAGGCGATGATTTCGCTGTATGAACGTAATGCGAACGTTCCTTCTATTGAGAAGCTGGAAGCTATAGCATGTGCGCTTAACGTTCCCATCTCAAAGCTCCTAGATGAAGACGTAACACTTTATCAACCCTATACTAATCTAAAGAAAGAAGAGCAGGACTTACTACACTACTACCGTCTTGTGGACGCAGCAGCAAAGACAATGATTATGAATGTAGCGCGTACCGCATATGAAGCGCAAATTAAAATTGTGCAAGCTACACCTCGGACAGCTCATACCGCTTAATCGCTATCATAAGAAATAATAATGAGACAAAGGTGGAAGCAGAACATGAGCATAACAAAAACAGCCGCAAAAACGTGGCGTGTACGCGTAGAAATAGGACGTAATGCTGATGGTAAGCGTGTGCGTAAAACAGGCACGTTTCCCACTAAACGCGAAGCAGAAACAGCTGAAACATTATGGAAAGAACAAGCAAGAACTAACGTTATAGCTCGTGATAAAATCATTCTCGCTGACTTTATAAGTGAATGGTATCTGCCAAACATCGAAAAACGTGTGAGATACAATACCTTCGTTGTATATAAAAGAGATATTATAAATTCAATTATGCCGCATCTCGGCAATAGATACATAGCCGATATAGAGCGTAAAGACGTACAGCAACTCATAGATAGTATTCCAAGTGCAAAGATGGCACGAAGAAGTAGAGATACTTTGCGGCAGATTCTCTCATATGCGCAAGAACAAACCTTTGTAAACCAAAACGTTGCAAAAGGTGATTTCCGTTTTCCCAAACCAAATATTCACCCCGATGAGCATAATGGTACGTGGCTTACAAGCTTCGATAAGATAGATAAGTTCTTAGATTCTATAGGTGATGAGAGACTTTATGTTATAGCGTTACTTGGGCTTTGTCTTGGACTTCGTAAGGGTGAAATCTTTGGACTTAATTGGGAAGACATTGATTTTCAAAAAAAGCTTGTCCATGTTCAAAGAACATTCGTTCAAGAAAAAGATGGATATAAACTCATGTCGCCAAAGACCTATGAAAGTAATCGCTTTATCCCTATGCGCAAACGCTTGTATAACGAATTGCGCTTGCGCTACAACTCCTTAAATTCACCTCATGGGGCAATAACTATAAATTACAAAGGTGTGCGTATAAACCCCTCAAAAACAAGTGTACGATGGAAAGCATATTGTACGGAAAACAATCTTGAGTTTGTAAGTTTATTAAATATGCGTCATTCGTTTGCGACAAGCTGCTTAAGTTCAGGAATTGATGTAACTAAAGTTTCAAAGCTTCTAGGACATACCAATATCACAACTACTGTCAAGAGATATATACGCTTTCAAGCAGCTGATCTGGTTGATGAGTTCGATAAACTATAAGAGATATATTCTGTCCCCAAACTGT